CCTGCCGTAGCACCTTCACCTGTTGTTACGGGTGCCGCTCCAAACGTAGTAAAATCTAATGTAGGAATATCTAACTCTCTTCTAAACATCGCTAACTGTTCTGGACGTAAAGCTCTCGTTAATCTAGCCCTTTCTTCAAAATCAAGAGTTGGCCCATATAACTCTGGGTAATAATCCATATCTTCAGCACTAGGAGGTCTTTTTACTACTTGGTCAAAAACCTGTCTTAAACCTGTAGCAATTGGAGCATCTTCCACAACACGTGGAGCAGGTAGGTCGGATATCTTCGTATCTGTTTTTTTATTTTCGGTATCATCTAACCCTAACTCAGATGATGAAAAACGAGGGCTAGTTACAGTGCTATCAGGAGGAGATGTAAAAAAAGGTATGTTTGGCATATTAGGAGGAGCATCACCAACTATATCTTTTCCTACTACTGCAGCTAACCTACTCTCTAAAACAGCTTTTTCACCTGCATCATATACATTATCTGCACCAAATTCTTTTACATACTCATCTATTTCGTCTTGGCTTGCAGGTCTTTTAAACACATCTAAATACGATTGATTTACGCCTTCTTCAACAGAAGGTTGGGTTGGTGCGACTGCCGTTGGTGTTGAAACAGGCCTTAAAAGACCTAGCCTTTCTAAATATGGATTAGTAGGAGGCGCACTTGGTAGAAGATTATAAATAGACATACGTTTCTCTCATATTATTTAAAGCCTGCCAGTCTCTACAACAGCGAGGTATAGGGTGGATACTGCCGTAAAGACTGTTTTCGCAGGTAAAAAAACTAAACACTTACTGTAACACTCCCTAAGTTAGTAACCGAAGAAACCCCAGAAACAGGTGAATCTTGCGGTAATAATATTTTAACATCTCGTCCTTCTCTATATAAACTAAACGTAGGTAAACCAAAAGGCGATTCTGTTAAATTAGTTAAAACCAATCCCTCTATATTAAGAGGACTCTGTGAATCTAACTGCGTAAAATATAAAGATAAAACATTTAGTAACTGATTAAAATATAACGGTTCATATTCACTAGGAGGTAAGGGTAACGGGGGTGCCCGAAAAGACCTCATTCCCATTATCTTCTCCCATCCGGCCTGCCATCTAACCTTGGCGACCCTAATTTCCAAGTTGTACCTAATGTATTAGATGTTATTTTGAACCCCATCTGCCTTGCCCTAGCTCTTAAATATACTTGTTCGGTGTAGACATTTACAGAGGTCTCAATAACATTTTTATCAGGTTCTGTGGTGGCTGTATTTCCCGGAAAGTTTCTAGGTGTAACAGTCATCTGCACAGTGGGTTCTGTTGCATTAGAACCAGTAAAATCTAAATCAGGAATTATTCGTTTTATTAAAGTATATTTGTCTCCATCTCCTATGTCAAAGTCAGATGATGTAATAAAAGCAGTCATAGCAGAACCATCTGCATCTACTCCAGTTTCATGATTAAATACAAATTGCTCCCCTACTGCTTGAGGAAACTGTCTTAGGTTAGCGTCAATCCAAGCAGATCTATTTAAACTACCATAAAACCACACATTTTCTTTGTAATTATACGTTACATATGAATCATTTATTGGACTTTGAGCTGAAGGATAAAACCACCATATTTCGTTTTGAGACTCTATAGTGCCTGCATAAACATAAGCTAAAGCATCATAGTTTATATTGTTAAAAACATGATCTCTTAAAGAACAAGGGAGCGTGCTAACTTTTCCAGTATATACATAGAATTTATCTGTGCCCATCCAATAAATTATATTACTAGCTCCAGCTATAGATCGTGGGCTTGCTATAGATATGTTTGTATCCAGTTCACTCAGCCCAAAAACATCGGTAGTACCGAGAAACTGTAAAGAGTTCAACGTTGCATCTGTGAAAACTAAAATCTCTTGCCTTGTTTCAAAAACACCCACTATTCTTGAACCATTACTAACCTTAATAAATCCTGCACTATTAGTAGAAGTAGGCTTAAAATTTTGCGGCTCATCTTGATTTGCAAACCTTATTAATAAAGGATCAAACGTGCCAGTATCCTCTTCTTGAGTAAGTCCTGAAAAAGGTGAAGCCCCAAACGCTAATAAATGTCTGTCTGTTTGAGATACCATTACTTGTCCTACCTCTGCAGGAACATTAGCCGCTCCTGATAATGTAGAAAGTTTAACAGCCCTTGTGCCTAATACAGTTGTAGGATCAGTAGATGACCCTCTTTCCCAATAAAATGGAGCGCCCTTACCATCCGTATTAACATTCATTACTAAATCATTATCAAAGTTATCAAAAAACCAAACAGTCAACGGTTGTAAAATAGGCTGTAAAGACCCAGAACCCCAAGAAAGTCTGCCCCATGTATCAGTACCCCAACCATATCCATACGCAGTTACACCATTACCAGCAGCTATCTCATAAGCACCTACAATAGAACTTCCCCCATTACCTGTGTCACTACTATTGGCAGTAGCTGTTGCAGATATACTATAGTTATCAGCATCTATTTCAGTTATTTCATAATTTTGATTTAACACAGCAGCGGATATATTTCCACCTAAACTTGTAGCGTCTGAGAAAGTTACAAAATCTCCTGTGCTTGTGCCATGCGCTGTAGCGGCTACAGCTATTATTGTTGAACCAGTTGTTGCAGAAAAAGCATTTATTGTCATTGTTGCAGATGGTGTATCTCGTAATGGAGTAATGTCACTTAAGTTTGTACCAGCTTCTATATAAGCTTTACTATTAGTTCCTATAGCTAAAAAGTTATCACTAAAAGAAGTTACCCAGTTAAATAACGCTCTACAAGTGCCATCTAGTTCAACAGAAGTATATTTCTCCCACCCGTTTATTTTTTCAGGATAGCCGTTTAAGAAACGAACTTTATCGCACTCAAACCATCCTCCCTCATTAGAGTAGTTAGTTATATTTCTGTTAACTCCGGGTTTAAATTGTAATTTTTGTAACGTCATTTTATACAGACACTAATAAATAAAGGGAACCCCAAAAGAAAATACAAAAGCCTATTGTTACGCCTACCACTAACTCAAAAAAAGACATATTAATAACTCCAAATTGTCGGTCTTGGTCTTGCACTACTATTCTCCAAAGTATCTAAATGTAAAAATCTACTACTACCTTTTTGATTTATCCCAAAACCTGTAAAACCTAATTTTATAGCTAACTCTAATAATCTTAACGCATCTTCCCTAGACACACTAATATCACAAGCTTTACCACTTGCATGAGCACCCGGAGTTTGTTTTACATACTCTATAGGATGCTCTGGTGATCTATATCCAGAGTTAATAGTTAAAGGTTTACCAAACTCTTCTCTAAGTTTATTAAGTTTATCAATAAAGTCTTGATCCATTTCACAAGTATGAGTATGACTACATTCAAATTCACCACGGTTAAAATATTTACCCCAATAGAACATTTTCATACTCTTGGCTCTTTCTTTTTTAATACACTCACTAAGTCATCTGACTTATCCTTTGAACCCATAGAACTTCCAAAATAAAACGAAAGAATTACAGATTGCGAACTTAATAAGCCACCTAATAGAATCAT